GCAAGTCCGCAGAGTGCTTCGTTGAAAGAAAGGCAGTTCTCTTTTTCACCATAGAAGGAGAAATTAAATGTGCCATTCTTGAGCTGCTTAATGTAGATGACCTTCTTGCCGTTTGCGTTGAAAATTTCAACAGAATTGTCAGTATTTTCACAACGCAGTCCACGAGAAGGCCAACCGCTAAATGCGATTTCCTTAATTTCGTTCATAGTGATTTCGTTGTTCTTTTTCTTGTTTGTCATAGTTAGTACCTCTTTTGTTTTAGTTGTTAGTTTTCGTTGAGAGCCATTCTCTCAATCACATAAACAAATATAGAAAACTATACTTAAATTTCAATCCCAAATTACAAATTTTCTTCACATTTTACATTCGGTGACGATTCCTAACAGTTCTGGGCACATTGTAAACTATTTTCTTGATTTTGTGGTGTTGATAGATTGTTGATAAGTTGTTACTTCACTACTTTACTGCGAAGTCCGACCAATCACTGTCACTTTCAAATCTAAATTTGCCATCGTGACGCAGTTTCCACACCAGTTCCCTGACAATTTCATTATGCGAACATTCTGTTTTGCCGTTTTCTTCAAAATACTTTCGTACTTCTCTACTGTCGGCATCTTCAAAATCTAACCTTTTCAAAATGTTTTCGGACTGTGTTATCCATTGTAAATTAGAAGGGTTGTTGTTCTCTGGGTGAGAGTCTATGTGGTCTATAACAGCACCATCAAAATAGCCTGGAACGAAATTTATACCAACCCAGTAAGCGAGCTGCTGAACTTCTCCACCGACTCGTAAACGAATTCGTTTGTTCACAATAACCTTTTCGCCATTCTTATAAAGGTTGCCTTCTTCATCAATGCTATATTTCTTTGTTAACTTCACTACTTTCATAGTAACCTCTAACTCTATCTACTAATATGTATATAGGTTATAAGCAATTCTCAACATTTTTTTTTGTTTACTGTGGAACTTAGCTACTGTAGGAACTTACACAACCCTGCGGGTTCCCAGTTATCGTAATCCCAATCCTTAGAGTCACTACACACTATGTACTTATTCACATAATCCATCGCTTCTTTATTACCTTCAAGTTTCAAGTATTCAAGCAAATTCTTTCTACACTTTAGTACTGATTGAAGCTCTATGTCTGTGCCTCTAACAGTCTTGAGTGCTTCCAACTTGCCCATACCATTATCAACCTTGTACTTTAATGCCATTTTCAGTAAGTTGCCTGTACCACATTGTGGGTCTACTTGTGTAGCAGTAATGACCAATGTCATGAACTTTGAGAAATCATCTGGGGTATATACGCTACCAAGTTGCTTCTTCAAATCCTTGGAAAGGTGGGCATAATCTTGTACCTTCAAGCCTTTCTGTGCGTCAAGGAACTTATGATACTCATAATGAACCCACTGAGCTTCTTCCTTTATTCTTGAAGTCAAGTTAGAAGTTAGCTTTGAGAAATCTTGCTGATAGTTGAACTTTGGTATCTTATGCCAATACATGTGCTGATCGTGAGAGAACATTGTCTTCAACACAATCCCCAAATCACTTCTCCAAAACTCAAAGAAGGCTTCAAGTTCATCCTTATCACCTGTCCATACTTCCAAACCATTATCCTTCCACTTATCTAAATCATTAGCTTTGGCTTTATTCACAAATCTCATATCGGTACCGTGATAGATTGTGGCATGAGCATCACCAATGGCGGGCCTACCTGGAGCTGTTATGCTACAAGGAAATACCCAATCATCAGGTAACTTATCCCAATCATAATGCTTTAACTTCAATGAACTATTCTTTGCTAGCTGGAACTTGCTAACCATACCTTCTAGTTCTCGGTACAAGTCCTTATCCTTACAGATGTATCGTAAATCGTACTTATCCATTAACTGTAATGGGTTCTTCCTTGGCTTATTTCTCTCCCAGTAACTTACCACAATGTCGCCACCCATAGCATTTGTATCTGGGAATACACTCCAAGGCAACGGGACAATCTTTACCACCCCATCATTCAAGTAATCAAGTATCTCCTGTCTACTGTCACCAAAGTAATTCTCTAACTGCGTTGAAGGATGAATACACATAATCTTGTTCACTGTCTTGTTGCTCTTTATATTGGCAAACTCTTTAGCCCATTGAGTACCACAATAAGGTGGGTTCATTACTACTTCTGTCATATCATTACTATACATCACAGTCTCCTTTAGTTTATTTATCACGCAATTATTGGACTGTTGCTTCGGTAAGCTATCTAACTTGGTACCGTACTTGTTATCTACAATCATAAGTTCTCCTTTGTTGAGTAAGCATAACGATAAAAATGTACTGTACCTTGTCAATACTCTCAATGAAGTTACAGTTGCAAACAGTACTTAGCTACTTTGGAGCTGTCCAAAGATATAGCTCATACATAAGTTAATGTTCAACCTTATAAGGAATGGTTACAAATGGAATTGAATAAAGCAGATAAATTAAAAGCACAAGAACAGCTATCAGCACTTGTTGATTACTTAATCAAATCCGAGGATTGGAAGTATATTTACTTGAATGAGTATGCTGAACCAATACGCTTGTTTATGTTCAAGACCGGCTTAAAGTTCAATAAAATCAAGAGGTATCTCGGGCGTGCTTTGTGTAAGAAGTTAGGCTCCATCTATCAAGAAACCCAGCATAAGCTCAAAAAGATTGCCAATAAGCGAGGCGTATTAAATGATGAGTTAATGCCAACTGATGAAAAACCAAGGGACCCTAGTAAGGCTCGCAAGAGAGAACACAGAGCTTCTGAGCACGGAACAACAGACAAAACTCCTTCCTCAGAGTTCGGTAAAAAGTATAGGGAGCACTTTGGGTATAATCGTCATTGTAACGTATGTCAGTATCAACACGAGTATCGTTTCTATCACAAGCACGGATTTTGTAGCTGGGAAGTAGAAGGAGAATAAAAAGAGGGCAAGCCGCTAATCGGACAGTACCCTCTTCAGTTTCTGATTTGATGATATGATAGCTAGGGATTTCCTAAGCCATCATTATGTATGTGTATCATCAACCAATTAGGTTGGGCCTTAAACCTTGTCTTCTTTCTTAGCAAGCGATACCTTGATTTCACATAGTTCGTCGATAATTTTATCCAGCTTATTACCAATCGTATCAAGTTGCGTATGAAGGAGCTTATTATCTGCTTCCAACAAAGTAATGCGGGTCTGTAGTGATTCAGTATCAGTATTTCGCTTCTCGCCTGTTTGCTTGCGTTGAAAGTAAATTATACAGTAGACTATGAGAGCGGCGACAACAATCTTGATGTCCCCTGTGCTAAATGCCTGTGTTAGGATTTCTTCCATTGTTTTAATCCTTTCTGTTGATGCCGATGACTTTGGTGATGCCGAAATTCTTAAAATCAAGTGAAATTATATTAGTTCCAGTAGTTCCTGTTTTAGTAATGTTAGCATTATATCCGGCTGCCCAAGTGAACCCTGTATTAGTTAAATTAAAGTATTCTCTTGTATCAAACATTGAAGTTGAGTTTGTATGAAGTCCAGCTTGAAGCATAATTTCATCAGGTACACCTGTTCCAACCATCGCTATTTTCAAACTTCCCGCTAAGTTTGAGTTAGCTGTTGTATTCACGCGATTACAGAAAAATTCAATGTAATTAAAGTTTGTTAATTCTTCTGTGAAACTTCCTGATAAAGCACCACCTGAGGTACTTGAAAATAAAACAGTTTCCTCGTAAGAAGGTACATCAGACTTCCAAGCCAATTCGCCAACTTCATAATAGTCTTCTGCTGATACTGTGAAGTTGTAATCAGTCCTATTCCATTCTTCCGTACCGATAACTATTGATGTAGCATCTGTTGGAACTTCCACACTTACTTGACCACCTGTTGGGCATGTTATCGTACCTGTTACTTCGGTATCAGCACTGTAAGTGAGAGTGGTATCTGCGTAGTTGCTACGAGCACTGATATAGAGCTTGGTGTTCGGTACATAGTTAGCCCAAGTAAGTGTAGCCGAGTTGCCTGGGTGTACCAGCATAGCACCGTAGGCAGAAGTAAAGCCTTCAATATAGGTATCGCTCTTGATTGCAGAATTTGTACCTTCAACTTTATTGTCCTTTACAACAATCGTACTGTACGGGCTTGAAAGGTTCTGTACGAATCCTTGTTGTACAAGGTAATCTTCATTACCAACTAAAGCACTTCCGTTGATGGCACTTAATTTGTTGTTACTGTTGTAAGAGTAAGTTGGCAAGTCACTCTTCCAAGCAAGTTCCTTAACCTGGAAAGAACTAGCTGCGGAAACTTGTATGCTTTGTAAAGTATAAGCATGGTTAGCAGAGAATTGGACTTCAGTAGCATTTGGGAGTGACAAGCTTACATTGGTTGGAGTCCACTGAGGTGCAGTGATTAAGCCAGTCACATTGGTGTTGGAACTGTATGTAAGGGCATCGCTATCACCATTATTAAGGACTGTAAGGGTTAGTGTTGTGTCTTGCGAGTAATTATCCCAAGCAATGCTTTCAGGACCGGTGTATTCATTAAGAGTTATATAATCAAACGAAGAAGTAAACCCGTTACTCTTGTATTCAATGGCAGAATTTGTAGCTTCAATGTCGCTACCGTCAACTGTAATTGTTTTGTACTTGCTTGATACAGAGCCACCACCTTCAGCCCATTGAGCAGAGTTGCTTTGTACTGTAGTACTTACATCGTTCCAAGTGGCACTTTCTGGTATACTGAAAGCTGTTGTCAAGAAATTACCGCTAACAGAGCTGAAAGCACTTGAATCCAATTTGTTGGTTATATCCTGATGGGCAGTAAGATACCCTTGAGCTGTAACCCAATCTTCAGTAGCAAAGGAGCTAGGATTGGATTTAAGGTAGTAAGTTTCACTGATAGTTTGTTCCAAATTGGCAACATCACCGGTGGTTGCCAAATCACTTGGGATTGCGGTTAGGAACGTGCCACTATTTGTTTTGTAACTTGTATCAACTTCTAGGATTGAAGCAGAATTACTTCTTACGAACGAATTAACTCCAGCATCACCAGAAGCAGTACAATCTATTCTTGTAACATTATTTGCACTATCTTCAACAAGTGCAATTCCATTACCTGCAGTTAATACCCAAGTATTAGCACTAATCTTGTTATCATAGTTGTTCACAACGATTGGTGATATACCATCATAGGTTCTGCCTTGATTCCATTGGGCTGAATTACTGCTTACAACATTGCTTGTATCGTTCCAAGTTGCTGATTCGGGTATGTTCACAGCTGTCAGATAAGAAGCACTGTTGCTTTGATAAACAGAATTTACTTCATCTATCGTGGCTGAGTTGTTATGAACATAAGTATTCACTTCCACATCGCCTACTGCATGAGCTGAAACGTAATCCAATGCAGCACTGATTTCTTCCTTTGAAGAAGTTTCTGTCTTCTTGTAATAGGAACTCAAATCACCACTCAATGCAGTTATGTTGTTCGTAATGCTTGTGATGTCACCTGTGTACTGACCGTTCACCCAGTCAGTAAAGATGCTGGTGCTTTCTGTAACAGCACCGGAACTTGCTTGGTCAATCTCTTGTGTCCAGTCTTTGGAAGAGATTGTGGGTTGTCCAGATACATCGTAGATACCAATGTTCGGGCCAGCACTGTATATCTTGCCTACTGCACTGGGAACAATAGAAATGGTGTGGTCAATGATACTGATGCCATTGCCTGCACTATAATCAGTACCAAAACTAATGAGCTTCTTGTCGGTTGATAAAATTGACATCTAAACCTCTCTATAATCTATTTATCACAGATTGCTTATCATTATTTCCAATCACTAGGGATTTGAGCTAGTTCAGCTGAACCTGTTTGAGTGTTAATACCACAATTCATGAATGTGTGTGTATGACCAGGAACAACGGATTGTGTACTTGCTTGTTGATACAAGGCTAAAGCACCTGATTGTACATTCACACAATTATCAAAGGCATAACTCATATCCCACAGGTTGCTAGTATCAAACAATGGGATATAAGTAAGTGAAGTACAATTTTGAAAAGTTTCGTACATGTACCTTAGATTGCTAGTATCAAACAAAGGGATAGAAGTAAGCGAAGTACAATTCTTAAAAGTACTCGGCATAGCTTCTACATTTGTAATGTCAAATTTAGGTACTGACACGAGTGATGTACAGCCATAAAATGTGCGGTTCAAGGTGTCTGTATTACTTAGGTTAAACGAAGGAACTGATGTAAGTGAGCGACAGTTCATAAAAGCTTCTATAAAGCCACCGCCACTGGTTACTTTACTAGTATCGTACAATGGCACAGATGTGAGTGACGTGCAATCCTTAAAAATCATCCACATTCTTGTTACGTTAGAAGTATCAAGATAAGGAGCATCCGTAAGTGATGAGCAACCCTCAAACATTGAATCCATATTGGTTACTATAGTCGTATCAAACGAAGGAACTGATGATAGTGCTGTACAACCAACGAACATGCCATTGGTGTGGATTTTGCCTTCAGCATTAACACCCAAAACATCTATTACGTTAGTTGCACCACGCAAGGTATAAAGGAATTCATCTCCACCATCAACTACATCATAAACATCAGTTGTACCTTCCACCAAGGTAGCATAATTGTAATGACCACTAACAGGTGGTAGTCCATCATTTGTACGAACTCTTATCGTACCCAATGGAAGGTTCAAAGGATTGTAAGGGTCTACTGTAAGCAACTTTCCATTACTGTTCGTAACTAATTTGTTGTTAATCATGTAACTGTATTTCATATTAGTTATCGCTCCAAGAGTAATTGTTGATTGAACCGCTATTCGTAAAGAACCAATCTGCTGTCCCAGAAGCATTACTGGTCTTGACCATCTCAACATAGAAAGCACTAGGTACAGAGTAAACCTTTGTTTGGTTCTTCCAATACACATTACAAGGCGTTGTTGGCATTGACCCGTGTACGATAGTTAATTTGTTGAATGCTGAATAATCTTCAAGATTGACGGCAGTAGATGTAAGACTGAAGTTTATACAATAGGTATTGCTCTTATTGTTCACCGCAGTCAGTATTTTATTCCAACTTGCACTTACTTCATAATCATTTACGCCATAATGAACTCCAGTCGGATATAGGTCTACGCCTAACCAACGTAACCCAGCACCTGTGGTAAGCGAAATGCTAGAACAATCCATATTGGCTTCATAAGTAGCATAGCCGTCAGTACCAGTCATCGGGAAGGGATTGCTACTTGAATCACCTCTCAAAGCACTTCCGTTGATTGAAGAAATGGCACTGTCGCTATCATAGGCAAAGGTTAGCTTGTCTTGCTTTTGGTTGAGCAAAGTATTTGTCTGTGACTTGTTGTAGAAGTTCTGTAATGTGTTGCTCAAGGCACTTGATTTGACATAGCTGGAAAGCATTGTATCAGTCTCACCCTTAGTGTAATAGCCACTCATAGCTGACCAATCAACTTTGGAACTCAGGTCATTGTCCCAAGCAGAACAAGCACTATTGAACGCACTCAAATCAACCTTGTCATTGAACTTGTCCAGATAATTCGCACTGAACCAATCGCCATTGACTCCAAGGATTAACGCATCCTTATTATCTGCAACGCCCGTATAGGCAGTCAATGTTTCATCAACAGCCAAAGGAAAAGCATTGGCACCGAGCAAGTTAGTTTGTGTGCCATCACCTGTCAATGTTTCATCGTGATAGACGGTACCTGTGCCACTCCCACCAACACTTCCGGGGGTGATGTCTTGCGAGAATAGTTCAGCACCGTTCCTGTCGCATACTACCAAGGTGTAAGAGTAGCTGTTATCCACAAACACAGGAGCCCTTCCATTATTATCCAACAGTACTGGGTTCGTGTTCTGGGCTGTGCCATCTTCATCGGCCCAAGTTGTAACTAACTCCGAACGCCCAACATAATAAACATACAATCTTCCACCAACAAGTACAGCACCATTCTTATTGTTGAACTGTTGGGTTAAATCAAATAAAGGCACTAACATTACATCACCTCTCTTATACTAGGTCTCTTGTTTTTCTTCTGTTCTTCTCGCCATTCCTTGTATGCTTTCATTACAGGCTCATTCTCGTTACCGTGTGGCACGAAACCTTCAGCCCAATCTCTAGCATAGTTTTCCTTGAACCAGTCAATGTCACTGCGTTCTTCATCCTTAACTTTATGGCGTTCTTCATTCTGTGATTTAGTCACATAAGCACGTCCGCCTTGCTTAATCAACCCACGAACTTGTGCCTTACCAACATTTTCTGCTGTCTTGCGTGCTTGGCTCTTAGTTTGATTTTTTAAGTAATCATTCATAACAAGTCCCAAATCCTTATCCCTTGTCAATCTTTCAGCCATTTCATCAGAGAGTACGCCAGCTTCTCTATCCTTGAAGTACTGTTCAGGGTAGATTGCGTAATTATCTCTCTTTATTTTGTATCTGATATCAGCAACTTGTTCTGGTGTACCAGGAGCCTCAAAGTTATCAAGCTTTGATTTCTTGTATGCATCATAGGTAGATTCTTTACTATTGGAGCGGAAGAATCGTTGTCTGTCTTTAGCTGGAATAGCTTTACGAGCTTCAGCTGCTTCTTCTCTTATACGCTTACTAGCATCACCGGCTAAGTCACCTACAGCACTATTCAGTTTATTTTCAATCTTATCACCAATACCCTTACCGATTTTTCCGCCATCAGCACCGTTGCCAATAAAGTCCAAAGCACCTTTGGTCAATCTTGGTAGAGCATCAACAGATTGTCCCAAGCCAGCTCCGACAACAGGAGCAACAATGTTATGCCAACCGAGTTCTCTATCTAAGTTGACATCTTCAGCAACCCCTAAAGCCGCGTTAGCAGCTATATCAGCTGCAATTTTCTTGCCAACAGATTTGGTAAAGCCACCTGGAGTCAAGTATGAAGCAGTGTTCAAAGCATCCAAGGCTATATCAGTATTGGTTACATCTTCGCCCCTCTTGCTTCTTTCACTTGTGTTTGGAGCAAAGATGTTTTCGTTAATCCAAGCCACTGCTGGGTGTTCGTTCTTGTAATCTTCATATGCTTTCTTCTTGTTATCAAGTACAGTTTGACCTTGTAACTGCTTCATCAAAGCACTTCTATCGTCTTTGTTGTTCCAATTGTAATGTAGAGATTCAGCTAATCTACCCATCTGTTCTTGGTCATAATCCATCCAGTCCTTTGCCTTTGGCTCAAACTTTTGAACTAACGGAAATGATTCACCTAACTTCTCAATGTCTTCATTGCCTTCATTCTTCTTGACGAAGCTTTTAATGTAATCGTGGATTCTCTTGTTAGCTTCATCCTGTTGAGCATAAGAGTATTTGCCACCAAGATTACCAGCTGCTTCAACATCGGCTTGAGAAATTTTTCCTAGGTCAATCATCTGGTCATAGTAATCAGAGTATTCTTCATAATGTTTAGCGAACTTGTTCTTCATTTGTTCACCTCAATTTAAAAATTAACCTTCTTATTGCGTTTCTTTAGCTTCTCTTCAGTGTCAATGCTCTCTCTTGTCTCGCTGCGTCTTCTCCCACGCTGTTCTCGTTCCCAATCTTCTTGTTCAGCTTGCTTTCTTGCTACTGCATTATAAACTTTAGCTTCAATAGATGGGTCAAGTCTGTCAATTTCATCCTTGTTATCACTGTACCAATACAACAAATCATCAGCATTGCGGAAGTTATCCTTATCCATTTCCTTGAATTCGGTTTGGATCTTGTTTGTGAGCTTTAGATCTTCATTAACTCTATTCACTTCATCAGCTCTCTTGTTAGTCTCAGCAATAGCAGTTTGGTATTCTTCTTCGGAGTTAAACCATTCAGGATGCTGCTTCATTTCAATCACCTTGTTACGGAGTCTTTGTTCAGTCATGGCATTGGTATCTACTTTATCCGAAATTGGTGTAGTCATAGATTCTTGTAAACCTTGATTGAATTTCATCTTCTCATTGGCTCTTTGCTGTTCTTGTTGCTTTTCAAACATGCCCAGTTCGTGGTCAAATCTTTCTTGCTGTTGCTTGTCTTGGTAGGCACGATTGATTGCATCTTGTTCTTCCTTGAACTCTCTATCGGCTTCAGCTCTCTTGTTCTCGTTACTTTGTTGGTAAGCTGCTTTAGCCCAATCATTAGCCAATCCGACCAAGTTTCTCATTCCTGCATTAGCGTTGTTCAACTGGTTTGTGTAATCTCTAAAACCAAGTACACCAGCAATGCTTGGTAGATTTATTCCGTTGTATAGGCATTAAATACCTCCGAAAATTGTTGAAATACTTGGCATCTGGGTTGAAGTAGTTTTCATCATTGACCCATTACCTTTCTTGATACGATTAAACTCTTTGCCGAGCGAACCAGCAGTAAAGAACCTTTTCAACTGATCAGGAGTAGCAGCATAATTGTACCATTTACCCCTATCACCAACTTGAATCATAGCAGTTTGAGTATTAGGGTCATACTGTACATCCTTTATCACACTGCTCTGTGCGTTCAAGTCAGTTCTAAGTTCGCCATCCTGTGAATCATAATGAGGTACTTCTTGTTCAATCTCATAACCCATTTCTTTCCACTGTGGCAACTCAACACGCTGTTCGTAGAAGGAGTTCAGCAAATCATCGTGTTCACTTTGGCTCTGTGGTTGTAAAAATTCAGGTTGGTTCGTTGAGAAGAAAGCTCTTGTTCCTGTATGCTGTACTGGAATGTGAACTTGCTTGAAGTTACCAAGCTCATCGTGAACAGGTGGTTCATTCAACCTCATTATTTCTTCTACAGTCATCTTTACTTCCCAAATAAGCTCATTACTTGCTGTAAACGATTAATGTTATTCTGTTGCTGTTGCTGTGGCAACTGAAGAGTTGGTTGCTGTTGTTGTCCAGTCACATTTTGGTTCTTTATGTTCTGGGCTAATTGAGCTTTGTTAGCTTCTTCAGCATCCGCTTTCTGTTTTGCCATAGACAAGATTGTTAGTATTGCTGGTAACATTTATCTAACCTCCTTTATATTTATCAACCTAGAGCTCTTCCTATCATGCCTTTCTTGGACAAGTTATTACCAGCTACTGTTTGAGCATAGTTGGCATAGTTTTGAGCATCAGTATTGTTCTGGTTAGCCAAGTTCTGTAAGTAGTTGGCATAAGCATTACTTACATTATCCTGAGCATTGGAAGCCTGTCCCAATAAGGTTGTGTTCTTGTTCACAAGGTTCTGATAAGCTTGATTACCGAGATTAGCATTTGTACTAAATTCATTTAGAGCTTGGCTCCTGTCTGCCATGTATCGGTCATAAGCCTTATCCCATTCTTCACTAGCCAAAGCTTGTTGTTTAGCTGCTAGTTCGTTCAAGTAGTCACTTGAGAACATTGAACCAGCATTAGCTCTACTGTTGGTGATGGCATCAGTAGCTTGCTTGATTCTTTGGTTTGCAGCTTTAGAGTAGAAGTCACCCACATCACCAGAGTAACTGAACTGTCCAGGGTTATATACTTCTTGATTCTCAATGGCATCAAGGTAGTCAGCATACTTGCTCGCTACATCACCATAAGTAGAATTCATCTGGTCAAGATACTGTTGGTACAACTCGCGGTTCGCATTGCTTGTAGCTGAAGCAGCATTTAGTGCTTCTTTAGCAGCCGCATTAGCCTTGCTTACTCTACTATCTTGCTGTAATCCAAATCCGATCACCGGGATCCAGTAATTCTAGATAACTCATCTTATAATACCTCCATTAAAATTGAATTATTACGCATACGCAATTTTCCTGTACTTCAATTGCATTCTGTTGTAAATTCAAGGTTTGTCCTGTTAAGCCATTCTTTGTGAACAGCATAACTGGGCATACCTCATATCTCTGGTTTAGAAACTTATTTGGTAACACATTACTACCTTTGGTCAGTATCTTCTTGAACAAGCGAACCTTACCTATTTCCAGCACTTTCCAACCATCATCAGTACTCAAATCCCAAGTACCAGCAATGGCTTGAAGCACATCTTTAAGTACACTTTTATCGTTGATTACCATACTATACTCCTGTTTTCAATTCAGTATAACGAATACTGCTTTCAGTTATGACAAATTCTGTTGGTTCACTGTAAGTTACTCTCAACACACACTGTCTTGTCATACCTAGGTTCATCCACTTAGCTCTTGTGTTATATTCACCTTTGCGTCCAACACTTGTGCGAATAACATTGCCAAAGGTATACCCACCATCAGAGCTCATTTGCATAAGAGCATAAGCCGGTTCGCCATAACCTTCCTTGCATCCAACATTACATTCAAGACTCAGTTCGTGTATAATGAATGGCTTATAGTTCGTTGTGATTACTGGAGTTTGGCGAATTCTCAACAAAGGTAATCTATGAGAATCATCAAAATCTTCATAATAGTAATCTGGGTCTAGCTCAAATAAGTTCCCATTCTCACATGAACCCACAACAATCATGTTATTCCACCAGCAAGCATACAAAGGCATGTAATTCTTGGTCTTGCCATTGTAGAAATTTCTTGAACTTCTAATGTGCCATTCGCTTGTGGTTAAATCGTAGCAGTAGCATTCATTGTCAATACTGAAGCAATAGAAGCTATGATTGTTCAAGGAGTAAGTCCAACCTGTAACTCTTGAGGTCTCACTGTTGTTTAGAACTTTATCCAACCACATTGGGCTAATCTTTTGAACATTAGTATCAGTAATAGCGAGAACGCACTTGGCGTTGGCTTTTCCTGTACCAATACAGAACTGGGTGTGGTTCACAGAAGCTAAGGAGTAAGGAGCTTCAAGGCCTTGTTCCTTGTTGATTGTGTAGCTTGTACGTTGCCAAGTTTGATACGATTCACTATCACCTCTTTGCCAAAATTCAATGGACGAAGGTCCATACAAAGTAAGCAAAGCACCAACTGAAGAAATGGCGATACACTTATCACTTGATGATTCAGCATTGAAGTACTGTCTTACTCCATAATCGTCAAGGAAGCAATACTCACCGCTATCAACATCCTTTGTTTTAACTGTTATACCATCTTCTTCGTACTGTACTTCACCATCCACAACACTGAACACATTTCTTGTTTCTTGGGATAGTGGATAAGGGGTTGAATAGAAGACATAGGAACTTCCCTTGTCATTCAATACGATGCTTCCGCTAACCACCGAGATGTGTGTCGGTTGAATGTAGGCAGATTCGTCAAGTCTTTTAGGCAAGGTAATTTCAACCTTAACACCTTCCTTCAAGTCATAGCCGTACAACCCTTGACCATCAACCCATAAAAGGATTGCACGTTCACCACCCGATTCAGCAAATTGTACTTGGTTTCCGATGGCATAAGTGCCGATAACTTCGCTTTCGTAAGTCTTTGGCGTTACACGATATATGTTTCCCTTATACGCAAAAAACAAGCATTGTTGATACGATTGTGTCTTCTTTCCTGTACTCGGAACATACAAACCATCACATTTGCCATCAGTACCAAACTGCTTTATGAACTTGATTCCTGGACAACTTTGCATGAAGGATTTTCTATCATTACCTTCACCATTGAAGGTACTGAACATATTTCTTGAGATTGCAGAGCCTTCAATGTTGGGAAATGAGGTCTTATTTGTACCTCCAACAAATGAGTAAATCACTGAATTAGACATAACTTACCACCCTTCTCCAGCAAAGCCCATTTCATAGCCATAGTTGAAATCGTTCATCCCGAAGTTCTCATACACTTCTGGGCGGTTCGCATCGTTGATAACCTTAATGTTTCGTTTATCAACTTCAAACTCTTTCTCAAACATTGGGAGCATATCCAAGTACTTATAACGAATACACAACTTCACACAGAGCCCATCTTCAATCATGTTCTGGTATTTTGAACTGTAATAAAGTACATCATTTATCCCCAACTCATCAATACTTTCAAGGTAAGTTATCCTGTAAGTATCATTGAAATTTGTATTGAACTCAATGTGGAAGTACTCCAAATCGTATCGTGTATCGCCTACAGTTACATGGGCATATTCTGTTTCAACGCAGTACATTGAAGCTCTACCAACAGGCATGAAGGAATCAATCTTTACCTTATCTCCTGGATACAGCTTAATCCACTTCTGTGTGAGCTTTCTAGCACAGCCAAGCAATCTATCAGGAAGATTACCTTCAATCACAACATCAGGCCAGTATTGCTTCATTTTCTGCTGGAATGTTTCATTCGTGAGCCATTTGAGCACTTGAGCTTCATAGCCAACAAAGTAATAGGTATCACCAACCTTACATACTTCATCGGTACTTCTGTTTGGTAAGTCGTTTTCAGCATCAGTAAGGTTGGCATAAGTGAACCAACCTTTAGGTAACTTAGCAATACGAACATTCTTGCTTGCTCTAAAGTCTACTGTTTGGTAATTCTCTAAAATTAAATTCTGTGTGTTCAGATCGGTTATAACGGCTTTCAAATCATTCAAAGCAGCTGTGGATTGATTCTCATTAGCCGATTGACCATCACCAACAATCCCCACACGCTGGCAAGCCGCTTGAACTATGGAATTTATTCTTATCATTGCGAAACCTCTAGAAGTTAATTTATTTGGTACCTTTACTATTATTTATGTCCTTCAAGTTTCAAATTATGAGAGCCTTACTCAAAACAAAAATAGCTGGATTTGAATCCAGCTATTTTTGTTTTTCGTTATTTAAGGTACTAAATTAGTTTTCTTCCATGTAAGCCAAGACAGAGCTTCTTGGTTCTGGCATACCTACCGCGAAAGGAGCTACGAGTCTTACCAAGGTAGTAAGTGTTTCACCGTTTCCCCACTTGTAAGACTGAAGTGTGATAGCATCTTTCTTTTCAACTTCCATTTCGCAAGATGGGATGTTACCGAATTTGTAGTTATCATAAGCAATAGCATCAGTTGTACGAGACTGAACAACATTGTATGTCTTGCCATCTTCAAGCATAGAGCTGAAGGACAATGTAGTAGTACCAGTTGGAACCCATGCATTAGCATTGCCGTTATTCATGCCTTCGTATTCAATACGGAGTTCTGGAATAGAACCATCGGCTTTAGGAATAACAACATAATCTTCGTTTGTCTGAATACCGTTCTTATCAACGAGCTTCAAGCCTGTAGCCTTGAATGGTGTACCAGCTGCACCGACAAGTGTACCGGAAGTAATTGGTTCAAATCCCTTATCACCTGTTGTAACAGATACTGTAAAGGAAGCAGCACTAGAGCCAGTAATCTTTGGCATATAGTTACATTCAACAACTGGGATAGAAGCAAATTTACCAATTGCAGCATCCTTATACAAGTCATTGACTACAGCATCGTTCTTAATCTGTCCAGCAGCCTGAGCAGCAATCTCGTTACCGATAACGCCATCAATGTAAGTTACCTTGGAGCCAGCATTACCTGCTTTCTTTAGCAAACCATTAGCTTTAGCAATTGTAGCTAAGGATTGAGTACCAACTACAGCCTGAGAAGCATCAAAGATGGTTTTATCAACAGCATACTTTTCAATGGTTTGAGCAATGTTTCTTGCGTGTGGGATAGCGATCTGATCCACGAAGGATTCCATGTCACCGAACTTTTCCCATTCATCTAATTCAACATCAGATAAACCAGCTTCACATGCGATTGGATAGCGAACTTCCTTGATTTCTTCAACATGTGCGGAAAGGCCAGCTCTGCCATCAGATGCCTTAGCAATACGAGCCTTACCTGGGTCAGGAATGTAGACAGTATATTCGTTGCCATATTTCTTTCCTACCATCTGTTCCTGTGGAATGTAGGATTTTGCCTTACGCAAATAAGGCATTTCATTTGCAACTTCCTGAGCAATTATCTTGGTTTTAGCGTTATTTGAAAATTCATTAGCCATAATAGAATTCCTTTAAAAAGATTCGTTTGTTATTGTCAGATTGGTTTATCGTCTAGAGTCCAAGAACTTATTCAAAGCATCCTCATCATCCCAAAGGTTTCTTTTAGCTGGAGCGTTAATGCCCGGTTTGCCGATAACCTTCGGAGGTTCAGTTGATACCGCAGTTTGTTGCTGTGTAGCAAGTTCTGCTTGTTTCTTGGCCTGTTCGAATTTGTTTATTACTTCTCGTTCAATGTCCTTCAATTCATCCAAGCGTTCACTTGTGTTCATATAAGGGTCATCATACAAACGAGAGAGGTAAGTCTCTGGTTCCTCAGCAATAGCCATCAAAATAGCAGGACCATAAGGGCGTCTCATTAGATAATTAGATACATTTTCATCTCTGTCTAACAATTCTCCCAAGCCATCATTGAACGCTTTATCCACAACTTCTTTGTAATGAGCTTTGGCTTCATCAGTCGGGTAGAGAGTGCTAATGTGCTTCTGTGCTCTTTCACGATAGAAATTCGTCATAGCATCATATTCACTCTTCTGTTTGGCTTCTTGTTCCATCTTGGCTCTCTGTTCTTCCATCAGTTTGTTGAACTTCTGTTCAGAACGGTAGTCAATGTACTCATCAGCCGTGTTAAAGTCATCACGATACTTTGGTCTGTACTTGTCAGGGTTCTTGATTTGGTCTTGAAGCGATTCAACCAGTTTCTTCATTTCAGCTAGTTCTTCAGCATGCTTTCTATTCTGCTTTGCGAACTGTTTATGAAAGGAATACTGGGCTCGTTCCAATTCCGTAGGAACTTTCTTGACTTCTGTTATGCCAGCGCCTTTACTAACATCATCATTTCGTACTTCTGTGGAAGCAACTTCATCAGGTGCTACTGATTCCTTTGTTTCAACAGTTTCTGCGGCATGTTCTTGACTCTCGGTAGCACCCGTGGATTCAACAACATTCTTATCTTCTTCTAATGCCATATTTGGCTCCTTATTATCTGCTTGTGGGGCAGGTTCCCATTTTCTTATATTTATACTTTTGTACTGTTTAGAAATCACTCATATCTTCTATATCCTGACGTATTCTGTACTCAATGAGAGTTTTAGGTACTATGGGTGAGATGTAAGTTAAAGCTAAGGCGTCAGCAGTATCAGGAGAATGTCCAACAATCAACTTGATTTCGCTCTTTGGGATAATTTGTATCTTGTTTGAAGCGTTTAGAATGTACCTTGTTGCGTTCAATTCTCGCTTCATATCTTCATTGAGACCAATCATTCCGTATTCTTCAAACTGTTTCTTCATCTTACAGTACATTTCTGCTCTGTTGTTCAAGTACACACTCTCAGTAGCTTTGCCTCCGAAGGGTACAATGCGAACAGTATATCCTGCTTCCTTTAGGCGATTGCTCAAATCCAAACCATAAGCTTCGTCAATAGCAATGTGGCTCAAATCACCTCGCCCAAACTCTTCAATCAGTCCCTTCACGATGCTACACATCTCAGCTGCGGTTGCTGTACGCTTCTTTACAACCTTCTTGATTTTGTTGATGCCACGAACAACGATAACATTGTTATCCACACCAAGTCCACTACAGTCAATACCAATAGCATATCCTTTCTGTGTGTTCTCCTTAGCTTGTTCGCAGTATCTAAGCACATCATTGGTGAACAAAGTACCTTCGCTACCATCATCACATTCTTCACCATAGAATTCACGCTTCCAAGCATTTTCATCCAAGCAAGTTGAACGCATAAGCTCAATTTCTTCAGCACTGATGCGTTTGTTGTCACTTGTTTTAGCGTTTATTATCCTTACATTCTTCTCTCGGCAGAAAGAAGTAACCCAGTTATCAGCTCTAGGTGTTGAAAGCATAACAATCTGTCCTGTTACACCTGTGGGCAAATCACGCATACAGAATGAAACTACTGAGAATAGATCTGGTGGAGCAAGGCATACTTCATCGCATACTGTTAGAGCAATCTGTGTGAAGCCACGGAGTGTTTCCAAGGATTCGTAAGAAGCAAAGTATATCACTCCTGTCTTGCCGAATGTAATCTTTTGAGCAGCAACATTTGCTTTGTACTTACCTGGTACAATTGCATCCAACTGCTTGATGATTTCAACCCACATAACTTCTCGGCTCTGGCGTGATGTTTGGGATAAGCACGCAATTCGCTTACCTTCAACGAGCCTTAACGCACAAAGTAACGCAGCACAGAATGTCTTTCCAGCACCTCTACCACATCTCAAGTAGATAATTTTGTCCTTTGATGTGAACAGAGCCTTTTGATGTGGGAACAGCTTGAATTTAATCGTCTTCGCCATCGTAGTCCTCAATCATAATGTTTACATTGGTATCGGCTACAACATCAGCAACAACTTCCTGTTCAACTTTCTCGCTGTACTGGTCTTTGAATCTGCGTTTCAAGATTTCAATGTATTGAGATTTTCCTTCTCTAAAGTATCTAGCTGTGATATAGTCCATAATCTTACGCTTCATAACTTCCAACCAATCACACATATCATCAAGAAGTTCTCTTGTTTCATCGGATATAACTTGTGTGTCATTATCACGCAAAGTCCATCTTGACCATAAACGATTAGGATTCTGCTTGGTTCTCAAGTTGCTAGGGAGATAATCTTGAATTTGTGCAAAGAAGTTAGCTACTGAACCCCAAGAAGGTTTAGTGTCACTTGAATGCTTACCGTTACCAAATCCTTGCGAATTCAAGATTCTCCAAGTTATACCGGCTGTGTTCAAAGTATCGTGTGGTGCTAGGTTGAAAGCACCATTCAAGGTGTCATTACTCTCTATCATAGCGAAGTTTGGTTCAGACATATTGTCTAGAATGTAACGCATTTGATTTTGACGGGTTTTACAGTTCCTTAGTAAGTTGTTTCCTTGAATTCTCTTCCCCGAGTCTTTTACTTTTGGTGCAGCCATAGTATTATCTTCTCCCTTTCCAGAACCCAGTACGGTCATGGGTATTGTACTCAATGTCCTTTAGTACTTCCAACATGTGCTTTAGAACATCATTAATCTCTACAAGCTCTTCGTGAAGTGTTTTTTCTTCGGGAACATTTACTTCAACTGTCTCAACTTGTGAAGACAAGCCTACTTCACTTACTAGACCACGTTTTACTTTCTTCTTAGGCATATTTAACCTCCAATGTTCTTTAGGTGAACATCACCTTTGTGTTTTATATATTTATCACAGATTGCTTATCACAGATTGCTTATCACAGATTGCTTATCACAGATTGCTTATCACAGATTGCTTATCACAGATTGCTTATCGTTGTTATTGTTGCGTTGTTGATGTCTGTAACGTTGCTCGCTAAGCACATCAAGAAGTAATCATTAGTTTGTGATTCAAGTGAGCCTGCATGGAACAATCCAGTATTGGCTCTTGGGATGGCATTAACAGCAAATGTGTTATTAACTGAGTAGCTTACCATCTTATCCTTGAGAACAGTACCTAATACCAACAAAGTACCTGGTATGAACAATCTTAATGTATTAGTGAGTTCCAAGCCCCATTCATTCTCGTCAGCATCCATATAGGCTCCGTCAGTATAAGGGAATGTAGTAACCAACTGGGCGTAATCCACAGGACAATTACCCTTGTTGCCCTTGTAGAAGTACGAATGTGTACCTGTGCGAGAAATAAACTCGTAACTTGAATCACCTACATAGAAAGGACAAGTGAACGAGTTGTTGAATGTGTTGTTCACGATTCTTGTATTGACGAATACGCAATTAGATACTGTATCTTCAAAATTAGCTACTGAATTGAAGCTAAAATC